ACACGCAGGACTTCACCGCGTCGGGCACGTGGACAAAGCCCGCGAACGCGCTGTGGGTCGAGGTCACGATGTGCGGTGGTGGTGCAGCGGGAAGCGCAGGAACCACCACGTTCTGCGGTTATGGTGGCGGCGCCGGACGCACCGCGCAGAAGACCTTCCTTGCGAGCGCGCTGCCATCCACCGTAAGCGTGACGTGTGGCGCGGCGCTTGCCTCGGCGGCTGCCAATACCTCTGCCAACTCGTCCGCGTTTGGAACCTATCTGTATGCGATGGGTGCCGGATCGGACGCAACCGACGCTACGAGCGGAGGAACTGGCGGCAGTTCTTTGATGTTCATTGAAGCCAATTACCGACAGTACGGAATGGGAGGCGGAGAAGAGGTCAATCTTAGCGGCGATGGAAATGTCGGCGCTCCGTTTGGCCCTGGTGGAGGCGGTTCCGGAGGTTTCGACGGGTGGATTCAAGCCGCGGGCCATGCCGGCGGCAAGGCTGCATCTGGCGAAACCAACGGATTCAAAGCTGCGCAAGGCGGCGGCGGCGCCGGCGGCGCGAGCGGCACCACGGGTGTCGCGGGAACCGCAGGCGGCTACGACACGATCACGGGCTTTGGTCACGGCGGCGGCGGCGGCGGTGAGGGCACTGCAGGCGCTGGCGGTGCTGGCGGCGCTGCAGTGCGCGGTGGCGGTGGCGGCGGTGGCGGCAAGGGAACAACTGCCGGCGGCGCGGGTGGCGCTGGTGGCGCTGGCTTCGTGCGCGTGCGCACGATCTGTTTCGGGTAAGAGGATCAGCAAGGAGGATGGATGGACGGCGACATCAAGTGGCTCTCGCAGCTCGGACAGGATCGCTTCGTCGCGATGCTGCTCGAAGGCAAGCGCAACGGCACGTACTTCGACATCGGAGCAGGCGATCCAGAGCAGATCTCGAATACCTGCGTCCTCGAGCGGTCATTTGGCTGGCGCGGAGTCCTATGCGACATCGAGCATGAGGCAAGGCTCGGCGCGAACCGCGCCGGCAACTACGTCCACGGCAACGCGCTCACGCTCGACTACAAGGCGCGCTTCGACGAGCTGCAGCGCGACGGGTGGGTCGACTTCCTGTCGCTCGACCTAGAGCCGCCTGACCTGACCTACCTGATCCTGATGCGGATCATGTCCGACCCCGACATCCGCTTCCGCGTGGCGTGCGTCGAGCACGATGCATACCGAGGCGGCGACGCAGGCCCGCGCCGGCGCGACATCATGCGCGCGATCATGGAGAGCCGCGGCTACATCATGGTCAGCGAGGTCGGAGCGCGGACGGAGGACGGCAAGGAGATCATGATCGAGGACTGGTGGATCCATCGCGACGCAGGCCTCGATGGTCGCGCGGAGCTGTTGATCGGAGCAGGCGTCGCATGAGCCGGAAGAAGCTCGACATAGACGTCGAGCAGATCGAGACCGCTGCGGCGATCGGCTGCACGCAGGATGAGATCGCCATCCTCGTCTCCTGCTCCGTCAGAACGCTGCAGTCGAGGCAGGACTTGCGCGATGCATACGACCGCGGACTGGCGCGCATGAGGAAGAGCCTGCGCCGACTTCAGTGGGAGAAGGCTGAGGAGGGCAACGTCACCATGATGATCTGGCTCGGGAAGCAGATCCTCGGACAGAAGGACCGCGTCGAGGAGACGCTCCGATCCGAGGTCGTCGAGATCGAGCGCGTCGCGCCGAAGGCGATCGAGTGAAGGTGAGGCTGCGGACCATCGAGTCCGTGCTCCATCCCTCGCAGCGCAAGGTGCTGTCCGAGCTCGCGCGCTTCAGCGTGCTCGAGATCGGACGCCGATGGGGAAAGACGTTCTTCGGAATCCAGCTCGCCGCGGAGGACGCGATCAACGGCAAGCCGCACGGCTGGTTCGCTCCGAGCTACAAGTACCTCGCGGACCCGATGCGCGAGCTCGAGCGGATGCTCAAGCCATTGGTCCGCAGGATCGACCGCATCGAGAAGCGGATGGAGCTCCTCACCGGAGGCATCATCGACTTCTGGACGCTCGAGGACGGCGACGCAGGACGCGGACGCTCCTACTCGCGGGTGACGATCGACGAGGCGGGCTTCGCGCCTGGGCTGCTCGACGCATGGCGCGCGGCGATCTACCCGACCCTGACCGACCGCAAGGGAGGCGCGCTCTTCCTCGGAACGCCAAAGGGGACAGGCGACTTCCATCGCCTGTTCTGCCAGGCGCAGGCTGACACGACAGGCGATTGGCGCGCGTTCCGAATCGCGAGCAAGGACAACCCGTTCCTCGATCCTGCAGAGGTCGAGATGGCGCGGAGGCTCCTGCCGGCGCAGATCTTCGCGCAGGAGTTCGAGGGAGTTCCGGCGGACGACGGAGGCAACCCGTTCGGACTCGACGCGATCAAAGCCTGCGTCGCGCCGTTGTCGAAAGGCGAGCCTGAGGTCTGGGGTATCGACCTCGCGAAGAGCCAGGATTGGACGGTCGCCGTCGCGCTCGACAGGGATGGAGCCGTCTGCAGGCTCGAGCGATGGCAGTCGTCGTGGACGGTCACGCGCGAGAAGCTCGCGCGCATGGTCGGAGACAGGACGGCGCTCGCCGACTCGACAGGCGTAGGCGACCCGATCGTCGAGGATCTGCGGAAGACCTGCCGCAAGCTGCACGGCTTCAAGTTCACCTCGCAGTCGAAGCAGCAGCTGATGGAGGGACTGCAGATTGCGGTCCAGACGCAGGACGTCCGCTTCCCAGACGGCTGGCTCCGCTCTGAACTCGACGCCTTTGGATTCCGATACTCGGGAAGAGGAGCCGTCTCCTACGAGGCGACCGTCGGCCACGACGACGGCGTCTGCGCGCTCGCGCTTGCGGTCATGGCACGCAGGGAGCGGAAGCCACTGCTCATGAAGGTCATCTGATGAACCTGTTTTCGAGACTCAAGGCCGCGTTCAAAGCCGAGAAGCAGTCCACTGGCTCATCCAAGTGGATGCAGGCGACGACGACGGTCACTCAGGCAGGCGACTCAAAGCGACCAGACTTCGACCCGCGCAACGCCGTCGCCTACTACCGGTCATGGATCTACGCGGCAGCCTCGATCAACGCGATCGCCGTCGCGAGCGTTCCGCTGCGCCTGTACGTCAGGTCGAACCCGACGCTGAAGTCGCTCTGGTCGACGCGCGCTCCGTCACGGAGGACGAAGGCGTACCTCGCCGGCGATCTCGAGCAGCGTCCGTCGCGCTTCGCGATGCGCAAGGCAGCCGAGTACGGAGAAGGCTTCGAGGAGGTCACGGAGATGCATCCCGTGACCAAGCTGCTCTCGAAGGTCAACCCGTACCAGAACGGCTACGACGCGACCGTGCTCCGCGTGCTCTACACCGAGCTCTGCGGGAACGCCTACCTGAACGTCGTGAAGGATCAGGCGCTTGGCATCCCAGTCGAGCTCTACCCGATGCCTCCGCAGTTCGTGGAGATCGTGCCTGGCGAGACGAAGTTCATCGAGGCATACCGCTACGGCGTGAAGAGCGACGCGCGCAAGAGCTTCGCTCCCGAGGAGGTGCTGCACTTCAAGCGACCGAACCCGTCGAACCTCTACTACGGTCTCGGCAAGGTGGAGGCCGCATGGGGAGCCGCGATGATGAACGCGGCTGTGCATGAGATGGACCTCGCGTTCTTCGAGAACAGGGGACGGCCCGACTACCTGATGACCGTCAAGAGCGACGCGGGACCGGAGGAGATCGCGCGCCTGACCGCAGAGGTAGAGGAGAAGCTGCGCGGACGGAGCAGGAACGGACGCTTCCTGACCGCGACCGCCGACATCGACGTGAAGCCGCTCTCGTTTCCGCCGAAGGATCTGAGCGGACGCGATGAGATCGTCGAGGAGATCGCCGCCGTGTTCGGCGTTCCTGTCTCGATGCTGAAGGCGAACGATCCGAACCTCGCAAGCGCGCAGACCGGCTACGCGCAGTGGCGCGAGATGACGATCCTCCCCATGCTCCGCATGGACGAGGAGGTTCTGAACCAGAGCCTCCTGCCGATGTTCGGTCTCGAGGACGACGCCTTCCTCGCCTACGACAACCCCGTGCAGGAGGACAAGCGCTTCGAGATGGAGGAGCGTCGCACTGCCGTCGCCGGCGGATGGCGCACGGTCAACGAGGCGCGAAAGGATGAGGGACGCGAGCCGATCGAGGACGACTTCGCCGACAGGCTGCTCTTCAACGGTCAGCCGCTCGGAGGCGCTGCCGCGATGCCTCCTTCCGCTCCTTCTCAGTTCGGACTCGCCTCTGCTGATCCTGCGAAGCCCGAGCAGCCGGCGCAGGACGCCGCGCACGCCTGGGGGATCGACGTCGAGGCGCAGGAGCCGAACGCGAAGGACGCGCTCTCCGACTGCGTATCCGAGAAGATCCCGAAGCTGATCGACGAAGGCTATCCGCAGGACCAGGCGGTCGCGATCGCCTACTCGATGTGCTCAGGCAAGTCGCTCGAGGATGCGGTCGCCGAGCTCGAGCGCAAGGAGCTCGAGCAGGATGCGTCGCCGTCCGTGAAGGCGATCTCCGACATCGACACACGTCCTCCGCAGACGGTCGCCGACAACGCGCGCAGAGCGCTCGAGGTCCGCGCTCGCAAGCCTGAGTCGCAGCGCGGCATGACCGCCGTAGGACTCGCGCGCGCGAGAGACCTCCAGAACCGCGTCGCGCTGTCCGAGGACACGATCCGCCGGATGCTCGCCTACTTCGAGCGCCACCAGTCCGACAAGCAGGGAGAGACCTGGGACGATCAGGGAAAGGGATGGCAGGCGTGGAACGGATGGGGAGGCGACGATGGCTGGGCTTGGGCCAGGCGAAAGGTCGAGCAGTTCGACCGTGAGCGCGAGAAGCGCGTCGGATCGCGTCGCGTCCGCAAGGACTGCGGCTGCATCGAGGTCAAGGATTGCGGCGTCGGTCCAGAGGGATTCGAGGAAGGCAACACCTGCGGATCTCTTAGTGGCGGTGGCGGTGGCGGAGGATCAGACAAGCCAAAGGAGTCGAAGCCTCGATCCAGCAAGCCGCGCCAGCGGCTGCGAGACCGAATCGAGGGTACGCCTGCTGAGGCGAAGCGCGAGGTCGCGAAGCTAGATCGCAAGGTCGAGAAGCTGAAGCAGACCGCAACGAAGCTGCGCGCGGCGCAGGCTGCATTCGAGGCGACGCGGTCGTCTCCTTCTGTTCCGAAGGCGACGAAGGAGCAGATCGAGAGCAAGGTTCAGTCGGCGATGTCGCGCATCTTCGGATCAGAGAAGCCGAAGGAGGCGAGCGTCTCTCGAGCAGCTGACACCGCTGGACGGAAGCTCGATGCGGCGAAGACGCGGCTCGCTGCGCGCGAGCAGAAGCTATCAGACGCGAATGCGAAGGTCGAGAAGCTGCGTGCCGAGTTCCGCGCCAAGTTCGGAAGGGATCCGTCATGAACGAAGAAGAGATGCTGAAGGCGCTCGAGGATGCTCTCGACGAGGTCGATGCGATCACGGACGAGGTCGCGGACGACACCGGCGAGATCGACGAGATCGAGACTGCGCTCGGCGAACTCGACGAGGCCGTCTCGATGGCCGAGTCGGCGACGAAGTCGGCAGGAGATTGCGGGTGCGGCTGCGGAGGATGCAAGAAGGTCTCGGTGAAGCGCCTCTGGTCGGATCACGTCATCACGAAGGCTGTCGGCGATGCAAGCGACGAAGAGCGGAACATCGCGTCAGCCGTCGACAAGGTGCTCCAGCGGCAGATCCGCGAGGCGCTGAAGGCGATCCGCGAGTCGACAGCTCCGACGCAGGAGCTCACCGTCAAGGTCGAGACGCTCCTGATGAGCTCGAAGTGGAACCGCGAGATCGTCGCGGCCATGCGTCCGTACCTCCAGTCCGCGTTGCGCGAGGGACTGATCGTCGGCAACCGAACGGTGCAGGAGGTCGCGGCGCTGTCGCCTGAGTTCGCGCCGCCGACGCCGGAGCTCGACGCATACGTCGAGGCCGAGTCGACGCGCCTCGCGCGCCGTGCGGCGTCAGCCGTCAACCGGTACACCGCCGTCCGCGTATCTGCTCTGCTCGGCGATGGACTGCAGGCAGGCGCGACGATCGACGAGCTCTCGGACGGCGTGCAGGAGTGGGCCGGACGCGCCGGCGACGACGACCGCGCCACGCGGAACCGAGCCGTGACGATCGCGCGCACCGAGGCGCAGCGCGCCATGCGGAGCGCCGAGGTCGAGGCATGGAAGTCGAGCGGGATCGTCGAGGGAAAGACGTGGCTGCTCGCTCCTGATCCCTGCGAGTTCTGCCAGGCGATGGCGGACCAGTTCGAGAAGAACGCGGTCGGGATCGACCAGGCATTCCTGACCCGAGGATCGGTGTTGACCGGAGCCGATGGTGGCGAGCTCGAGCTCGATTACGAGAACATCGACGGACCTCCGCTCCATCCGAACTGCCGATGCAGCCTGCAGCCGAAGCTGGTGGACGGATACGCGGACATCGCGAGCGAGATCCAAGCTGAGATCGAGCGTGAGGAGCGAGCGGCGAGGGAGGCACAATGACGACCATGCAGACGAAGGCACTGACCGCGCAGATCGCGCCGAGCGCGAGCGGCTTCACCGCCGTCATAACCAGCGAGACGATCGACCGCGACGGAGAGGTGCTGATCCCAAGCGGCATGAACTCAAAGGAGTTCGACCGCAACCCGACGCTTTTCTGGAACCACGACTACGCGGAGCCTGTCGGCAAGGCGGTCGGACCGCTCAAGCGGAAGGAGCGCGAGATCGTCGCCGACTTCGTGTTCGCGAAGCGGCCGGACGGCTACGCCGGCGAGTTCTTTCCCGAGGTCGCCGCCGCGCTCGTCGGACAGGGAATCGTGAGCGGCGTCTCGGTCGGATACGTGCCGGAGGAAGGCGGCGTCCGCATGGCGACGGACATCGACCGCAAGAAGTACGGCGGCGCTGTCTCGCGGATCTTCTCGCGCTGGAAGCTGCTCGAGGTGAGCCTCGCTCCGCTGCAGGCGAATCCTGAGGCGCTCATCACGGCGGTCAAGAAGGGTCTCTGCTCTCCTGTCGGCGCGAAGCGCTGGTTCGGCATCGAGCTTCCGAAGCGGATCGTCGTCACGGTCGACGTCCCCGCGCGCTCAACCGTGCAGAAGCGGAAGCCGATGGACGTCGATGCCATCGTCCGCCGAGAGATCGCGCGCGCGAAGGGTGCGGTTCGGATCTGACTTGGAGCGCCTGTCGGCGAGTGCCTGGAAGCGCTCCTCGAGCCAGCGCCACGCCGCAGAAAGCAGGGAATGAACCATGAAGACCATGACGATCGACCAGTTCAAGGACGCGCTGTCCAAGGCCGCGAAGGCCAAGGGTGAGGCAGGCGTCGTCGCTCAGAAGAAGCTCATCCTCGAGGGTGACTACATGATCACCGACGCCGCAGGCGTCGCAATCGACCCCGAGTCCCTCGACGTCGCGATCCGCGCGGCTGCTCCAGAGATGGAGGAGGACTCCGCTGACTCCGCAGGCATCGAGGAGAAGGTCGCGAAGAGCGTGCGCAGCGCGCTCGGCATCCGCACCACCGGCGGCATCGGACCGATGGCGGTCAGCGCCGAGCCGAAGGCCTGGGAGAGCGCCAAGCAGTACGGCCGCCTCAAGGCGTTCAAGAACAAGGAGAGCGCCTACCGCTTCGGCGCGTTCTGCCTTGCGGCGATGGGTCACCAGAAGTCCGCGCAGTTCTGTCGGAACAACGGCATCCTCGTCAAGCAGCACCAGGAAGGCGTGAACAGCGCCGGCGGCTTCCTCGTTCCCGACGAGTTCGAGAACGAGATCGTGACGCTCCGCGAGCAGTACGGCGTCTTCCGCCGCAACGCGAAGATCTACCCGATGTCGAGCGACACGCTCCGCATCTCGAAGCGCGTCAACGGCCTCACGGCGTACTTCGTCGGCGAGATCAACGCCGGAACCGAGAGCCTCCAGACCTTCGACAGCGTGCAGCTCATCGCGAAGAAGCTGATGTGCCTCACCACCGTCTCGAACGAGCTGCTCGAGGACGCGCTGGTGAACATCGGCGACGACATCGCGAACGAGGTCGCCTATGCGTTCTCGCTCAAGGAGGACGATGCCGGCTTCAACGGAACCGGCACGTCGACCTACGGCGGCATCGTCGGACTCGCTGGCGCGCTGACCAACGCGACCTATCAGGTCTCGACGAGCGCGACCACGACCTATGCGTCCGTCACGAAGGACGAGGTCTCCGCGGCGCTCGCGAAGCTCCCGAACTGGGCCTTCCAGCGCAACAACGTGAAGATCTACTGCCACAAGTCGACCTACCACGCGATCTTCGAGCGCCTGGCGACCGCTGCAGGCGGCGTCACCGCGACCGAGATGTCGAACGGCATCTCCCCGCGGTACTTCGGCTACCCGGTCGAGTTCTCGCAGGTGCTGCCTGCGGTGACCGCGACCACTGGCGCGGACGGCGACGTGCTCGCGTACATCGGCGATCTCTCGCAGGCGTGCTTCCTCGGCGACCGCCGTGCGACCGCGATCGCGTTCTCCGACTCGGCGCTCAATGCGTTCGAGCAGGACGAGCGCGTCGTGCGCGGCACGGAGCGCTTCGACATCGTCTGCGCCAACGTCGGCGGCTCGACCGCCACCGGCGCGATGGTGAAGTTCACCCTCTGACCTGATAGGAAAGGAACCACACCATGAAGAGCTCCACCAAGATCCTCAACGTCATCGGCGCAGGCGTCACCACGCTCACCGCCGAGTTCGACACCCAGGGCTTCAACTACGCGAAGATCTACGTCTGCGGATCGACCTCTGTCGCTCCCGCGACCAACAACAACAACATTGTCGAGACCGACACGTCTGGTGGCACGACCAACGCCATCTCGACGCTCGTCCAGGGAACGACCTACACGCTGTCGACTGCGACCAACAACACGTCGGTCGCCAAGATCGTGTACGGCGTGCCGCTCGGCGGCCGCAAGCGCTACCTCAAGGCGACGTACACCAGTGGCAGCGCGGCTACGCTCAACGCGGCGATCATCTGCGAGCTGAGCGATGCCGGCGACACCATTGCGACGCGGCGCGCCGGCACCGCGGCGACGGATGCCGCAGGCAGCGTCGTGAACCTGTGACCGGAGAACCATCTCCTCCTCGGAGCGCGGCGGCATTCGTGCCGCCGCGCTTCTTTTTCCATCCTGCGCTGATATGCTTCCGCGCACGGAGGCACGCATGGAAGTCAAGGACGGACACCTGTCGGTCGGGAACGAGAAGCGGATCGACCTTTCTGGGATCGCGGACGCATCGCTGAAGTCGGTGGACATCGGGAACCTGCTCGACAGGCTTCCCGCGAAGGATGCCTTGCCGATGCTGAGGGGATTTGCGCAGAAGATGGCGGACAAGGCGCGCCTGTCGCTCGAGGTCACGGACTTCGACTGGGTCTGCCATGCCTACGCGAACAGCGATGACGAGGTCGAGCCTGTCCTCTGCGCGGATGGATTGAACCGATCCATCTGGAACCGCAGCAAGGTCTGCGACACCGTGAACATGGCTGGACTCGAGATCGTCGGCGGCACGGACGGCGCGCTCGGATGGAAGCCGAGTCCGCAGAGGATCGCCGTGACCTGCGAGAAGAGGATCAGGAAGGAAGTCGAGATCCCGCTGAAGGACGTGACGGCACTGATGAGCCTGCCGCGCGTATCGTGGACCGAGACCTTCGCGCATACGCTCGAGGTCTGCTCGCAGCTGCAGATGCGCTTTGTCAAGAGCACAGGCGTCTTCTGGGGACAATGCCTCGAGCGACTCATCACCGGCGAGGTCGAGCGCGGACAGAAGTACGCGCTGACGATCGACTACGACTCGATCTTCGACGCGCGCGACGTGGTGCGACTCTGGCAGATCATGGAGGAGCGTCCCGACATCACGGCGCTCTGTCCGCTCCAGATCGGACGCGACCGCGACCAGCTTCTGCTCAACCTGATCGACGCGGACGGGAAGCCGATGGAGCGGGTCACGACCGACTACTTCCATCAGGAGGCGGTGCGGATCAAGAACGGCCACTTCGGGCTGACGATGATCCGCCTCGAGCACCTCAAGGAGATCGCGCATCCGTGGTTCCTCGGCGTGCCGAACGAGCACGGACGATGGGACGAGAACCGCACCGACGACGACATCTACTTCTGGCACAAGCTCCACGCGGCAGGCAGGACGATCTGCGCGACGCCGAAGGTCAGGCTCGGACACCTGCAGCTCGTCATAACCTGGCCGATGGACGACTGCGCCGTGCGGCATCAGTACCTCGGCAAGTACCACTCGGACGGGAGGCCGCCGGAATGCATGAGTTACTGATCGTGCTTCGGACGTTCTCGATCGCCGACGAGCGCTCGGGACGGCGCGAGGTCCGTCCGGGCTGCATCGTCAGCATCCCGACCGCGCTGGTGGATTCGCTCGTCAGGAGCGGACACGCGATGCGGGTCACCCCGCCTGCGCCGCTGTTCGCGGAATCGACGGAGCCGCCGCCGAAGCCGATGAGAGGCAGGAAGGCACGCAATGCAGATCGACTCAAATCCGCTCACGACGCTGGCGAAGCTCAAGACGTGGCTCGGGATCACGACCGTCGCGGATGACGCGGTGCTCCAGTGGTCGATCGAGGCTGCGTCGCGCGCAGTCCAGACGTACTGCGGACGGAACTTCACCGAGACGCGATACTACGAGATCCGCGACGGAGGCGAGTGGCGGCGGATGGCGCTTGCTCACTATCCAGTCTCGATCGTTCGCTTCGTCGGGATCGGGTGGGATTCGGTGCTGACGGTCTCGAGCACGATCTCGACGGACGTCGTCGCGACGGTCGCTGTCAACTCCGACCACCTGCATCTCTACCGCATGGCGTCCAACGGACAAGAGACGAGCGAGACGGTCCCATTCGGAAGCCATCAGACGACCGGAGAGATCAGGACGCATATCAACACGCTGACCGGATTCTCCGCTTCACTCATCCTCGACGTGCCTGCGGTCTACATCCGCAAGCTCGCGGGACGCTCGCTGAAGAACGGTCCCGCCTACCTCGAGGCTCCGACCGACGCGCTCGAGGACTACCAGGTCGACCTCGACTCAGGTATCGTCTACGGACAGCAGCTGCCGATCCATCGGTCGGTGCTTGTCGACTACACCGCCGGCTATGCGACGATTCCCTACGACGTCGAGAACGCGACGATCTCCGTCGCCGCTCGGCTGTTCCGCGACAGGACTCGCGATCCAGGCGTGACGAGCGAGAGCCTCGGCGGGTACTCGTACTCGCGGCGCGGGTCATCCGAGATCGACGCGACCGAGGCGAAGATGCTCGCTCCGTACAGGAGGCTGCGGTGAGCATCTCGAGCCTTGTGTCCGAGTTCGGACAGACGCTCTACCTGTACCGTCCGACGAACACGGTGAGCTCGGACGGGAAGCCGCTGCGCACGTATGCGCAGGTGACGAGCTTCATGGGATTCGTACAGCCTGGCGCGCAGGGACAGGACGTGCTCGAGGGACGGCAGAGCGGACGGACGGGAGGCACGATCTACGTCTCAGGCACCCTCGACGTGCGGATCGACGACGAGATCTACTCTGGGACGAGCGGACCGGTCGACCGATGGCGCGTCACAGGCGCGTCGAATCCAGGCGAGGTCGGAAGGCTGTCGGCTAGCCATCGCCTGAACATGACCGTGATCGACGTAAGCGAGGTCGAGCCGAGGATCACGCCGTGACTCCGCAGCAGGGACCGATCATCGACATGGCGCTCGTCCGCGCGAAGACGCAGGCTGCGGTCGCGGAGGCCTTGAATGCATCGATGCTGATCCTCAGCTCGTCGATCCGCACGATGCTGAGTCAGCCTGGAACAGGACGGCAGTACTTCAGGAGTCAGGGATACGGACGGCGCAGGAACAGGCGGCAGGCAGGAGTCCATGTCGCGTCAGCTCCAGGAAGGCCGCCTGCGGTCGACACCAATCGACTGCGCGCATCATTCACGGTGTCGTCAGTTCCAAAGCAGGGTTCGAGAGCATCGGGAACTGACGCATTCGTCGCGAACGTGCAGGAACCGACGCGGACCGTCCTGACCTTCGGATCGCGCGTGCCGTATGCAGTGTTCCTCGAGTTCGGGACGCGCCGCGTGCGCAGGCGTCCGTACATCGCGCCGACGCTCGATAAGTTCCGTCCGAAGCTGCCGGCGATCTTCGCGGTCGCCTTCAAGCGCCACTTTCCGAGGGTCAAGGCATGAGCGCGAAGGCGATGCTCGACGCGATCTGGACGCGCCTGCAGGCTTCGACGGTCTACTCGACGGTCGGAGGCAGGATCGGACTATCGGAGCTGCCGGCGAACACGGCGCTGCCGCTCGTCGTCTACGACTTCGAGTCGGCTCCGACCTGCGAGAAGCTCTTTGGCAGCGTCGAGCGATTCGAGGGGATCCTTGTCTTTAGGATCTACCAGAGCGCGGCCGCGGGAAACACGCTGCACACGGTCTCTTCGGACTTGCTTACCGCGATGAGCGCCACGATCTCGCCGACCGGCTTCGACAGGCTGACCGCCGTCAGGATCTCCGTCGGGTCGCCTTCATTCGAGGACGACGGGTGGACGATGGTAGACAGGTACAGGGTCGTTGGATACCGCACCAGCTGAGGCAAAGAAATGGCAATCGACCAATACATCGTCGGCAATGACGGAGACGTGAGCTTCTCGATCGGAGGCACGACGCAGAGCTTCATGAAGGTCACGACCTTCACCGCGAACCTCTCGCGAAACGTCTCGGTCATCACTGGCTTCGGCGACACCGGCGGCCGCCGTCGCCTCGGGATGCTCGACCTGACCGGCACGCTCTCAGGCGTCGCAGGCGTCGGAGTCCAGACCGTCTCGACGAGCACGAACTCGATCTTCTCGCAGGACTTCTCGAGTCCGAACGCGACCAACAGCAACCATCTCGTCCAGGCGACGCTCACGCTCTACAGCGGCACTGCGGCGACCAGCTCTGCGAAGATCGTCGCCAAGTGCGTGCTCTACAACTGGAGCTTCAACAGCGCGAAGGCCGGCGACTCGACGCTGTCGTGCAACATCGAGAATGCCGATGGCGTCGCGCCGGTCGTGACCTGGCTGACCTGATGAACGAGTTCGAGAAGGCGATGGCGGTGGTGATGCCTGACGGGTCGGACTGGCTCGTCACGGTCGTGCCTCGTTCCGGTCCCGTGAGGAACCGCAGGATCTCGCCAGGGACGATCACGGAGGAGCAGGCGGTCGAGATCGCGCTTTCGGTCGAAAAGCTCAGGCGCGACCAGCTGCGCGACCTGTCGGTCAGGCGCGTCGGCGACAGGAGGCTCGAGGTTCCGACGGCAGGCGACCCGCTGTCCGAACTCATCAGGAGGATCATGGCATGAACATGGCTGCATCGTTTCCCGTCACCGTCAAGGGACGGACGTATGAGCTCCGTCCGCTCACCGTGCGCGAGCGGATGAAGCTCGCGAACATCCACGTCGACCGCGAGCGGACGAAGGCGATCGACCTTGCTCGCGCGATGGAGGCGAAGGGACGAGAGGCCGCGGAGTTCGTCGCCGCTCGGGTGGACGAGGCAGAGAAGATGAGTTCGTTCGTGATGAGCTGCTTCTCGCTCGAGGGAGCGATGTCGGTGCTGCTTCTGGCGGCGCGCAGCCATGCCGAGGCCGAGGAGATCGGATCGCTCGTCGAGCCTGCCGAGATCGGACGCATCGCGGCGATGTGCCTCAACGTGGCGGTCGCTTCTGCCGATGGAACGGATGCAGACTCGGGAAACTGAGCGCGCCTCCGCAACCGGAGCGGAAGCGCGACCTGCTTGCGGAGGCACACTTGATCGCTCGCACGGCTCCAGGACTCGGAAACCCGCTCGACCTCACCTGCGCTGAGTTCGACGAGCACCTGCGCCTTTCGGTGAAGGGTGGCTCCGTTTGATCGCCGGCGACCTCGAGATCCGCATCGCGGCTGTCTACGACCAGCTCGGCCGCGACCTCAAGGCGGCCGAGCAGACGAGCGCTCGGTCCGGTGCTGTGTCAGGTCAGCAGTTCGGACGGGAGTTCGGTACGGCGTCCACGACCTATCTCTCGCAGGCTGCGGACGGCATCAAGGTCAAGTTTCAGAAGGCGCTCTCTGGAGCGAATCTCGCCGCCACGTTCGCGAACAGCCTTGAGGCTGGAATCAGAGCTGGATCCGTTGAGGCTGCTGCAAATGCCGCGATCGGTTCGATACCGATATTTGGAGGCCTCATCAACGCCATCGCAGATGCCGTGCATGAAGGTATGACTGGCGAGAAGGCAAAGGCGGCTGCTCTTGCCATGCAAAAGGACATAGAGCGACAGGCTGTGGAGTTCCGCAATCGACTGACGCGGCTCGAGGTCGAGCGCATCCAGACGGTGCAGCAGGCAGAGGTCGACGCCGCGATGGAGGTCGACAAGCGCAAGGGGTTGATCGAGAAGGCGAGGCTCGACATCTTCAACGCTCGCGCTCAGACGAATGAGCGCCTGACGCAGAACCTCGACAAGCAGGAGCGGGACAAGATCCAGGAGATCCAGCGCCTCCGCGAGCAGGCGATAAAGGATAGGCTCCAGCGCGAGCTCCGCGCTCTCGACGAGGCGGACGCGAAGGCGAAGCAGATCGAGGACGAGCGCAAGGCGCGCGAGGCGAAGGAGATCCAGGACAAGAAGGATCGAGAGATCGCTCGGATAGACGAGGAGGCTGGACGGCGCGCCGCCGCGCTCCGCGAGCAATCGGCCGCGGTGCAGTCGTCCGTGTCGAGCTTCTCGACTTCGTTCGGGACGTTCAAGTTCTCGAGCTACACCGAGGCCGAGAAGAAACAGGTCGACCGCGACATCCTCGACCAGATCAAGTCGATCTACGCCGAGGCTCGCCGGCTGCGAGATGCGGTGCAGTCTGGCGGCGGAGGGTTCAACTGATGGCGCAGGTGACCGTAGAGGCGCTTGACACGCGATCGCTCTCGAGCAGCGGCGGACGTCTGGTCGGCACGCGATCGTTCTACGTCTATGACGACACGAATCCGATGACGCAGCCGTCGTCGATGCAGTTCGGAGTCGGAGGCCTGCCTGACTATGGCGAGGTCTTTCCAGGGGAGACCGAGGTATTCGCCGTAAGCTTCTCGATCGAGCCTGTCCCGAACTCGAACTACGTCTGGCGTATCACGTGGCAATATCAGGCCGGAGGCGGCGGTGAAATCGTCACTCCGATCGAAGTGCAACCGATTGTTCCCGGATACGTCCAGATCTCTCTCGAGTACGGAGGAGAGTTCCGCGATGCATGGCGAACGAGTCCAGGCATGACGTTCTGGGATTCCTCGTATCAGAACACGGACATTGGAGGCGTGAAGATCGACGCTGCTGGAGAGCCGACCAGCGTATTTGTTCCCCAGCAGACGCTGGTCATTGAGGAAACCGTCACTGCCGCGTCGATGGCATCGAGATCGGTGAACATACGATTTGCGACCGGAGAGAGGAACAGCCGATCATTCTTTGGAGCCGATGCTGGAAGCCTGCTGTACGAGGGAGCAAGCGCTCGGCGCGTGAGCCTGACCGCTTTCTCGGTATCGCATCGCTTCCGCTACGATCCCTGGTGGCACGCTCGGCAGCAGCCGCGCATGAATCAGCAACGGCAGCCGGACGTCGACCTCTATGGCGGCATCATCCAGGCAAGCTTCGTCAGATGGGTGCAGCCTTTTCCTCGGACGTTCAACTTCAACACACTCTCGGAGAACTTCTGATGGCAGGCGAGATCACACTGAACGCGAAGATCGCGGTGATAAAGGGGTCGCTCGTGCAGCGGTTCGACCCAGGCACGCTCTCGCTCGACATGAGCGGATCGACCGCGGACGGAGCGGTCCAGTCGATCCCGACGACGGCTGCCGGAACCGCGCTCGACGTCTCCGCGCTGACGACCGCCGGCTGGTCGTACTTCTGCAACACGGACGCTACGAACTACGTCGACATCGGAGTTCAAGTCGGCGGCACGTTCTATCCTCTGCTGAAGCTGAAGGCGGGTGAGTCGACCATCGCTCGGCTCGGAACGAACTCGCCGTATGCTCGAGCGAACACCGCAGCCGTGAACCTCCAGTACTTCATCTTCAACGACTGATGCCTTTCCCCAAGTTCACCAGCGGCGGGTCGGGACGACTGACCTTCGACGTGATGAACGAGCTCTTCGCGCGCGTCGAGAAGCTCGAGGGTAAGGCGCGTCCAGGCGGACTCGAGCTGCCGCAGATGAAGCACGCCTTCTTCGCGAAGGTCACGGCGCAGAACCTGTCGCCGAACCAGCATCAGTTTAGCTTCGCGGAGGTCTGCAGGCAGAACCCTCAGACCGCGTATAGCGGAACGCTCGACCCTGCGGCATGGACTCCGGTGAACGGCGGACAGACGAGCGCAGGCGTCCCGCTCGCTGGAGGAACGGTCAGCTCGTTTCGCTATCCGCTGATCGGCAGCGGGATCACGGTCGGCACGATCCTCCCGATCGTGGCGAGCGTCGACGAGAAGGGAAACCTCGTCTACGTCCCGATCCAGGCGAGCGGAGGAACCATCTCTTATCCTGCTCGCATCGTGAGCAACACGGTACTGACAAATAATCTCCGATGGCTCTATCAGGTAAAGAAGGTTGTCGTATCTGGAAATGCGTTCTCCGATGCTCAGACCGATACGTCTCCTGCTCTCAATGGAGCGGAGGCTGTCTCCGATGCTTCGCCAGTGTTCGGCGTCGGAATGCAGCCTCCGACAAGCGGAACCCTCCAGATGATCCGACAGCCGATCAGGAACAATGTCGTCGTCGTCGTGACTGACGACGGCGCTGGCAAGCTTGTCTTCTCCATGCCGAACGGCTACAGGGTGGTCTGCTGATGAGCTCTCTACCGACGACCTTCAACCTCGCCGACCGCTCGCTGCGTCCGAACCGCCGCATCGCCGCAAGGCTGCTGCCGGCGGCGAAGCTGACGGTCTACGAGTGTCCGCAGTCGCGGACGTGCAGCGTCACCTCCGTCGTGGTCGCGAACGTGACCGCCGCAGCCGAGGAGGTCGACCTGCATCACGTCATCCCGACCGAGAGCGCTGGAACCTCCAACGCTCTGCTCTATGCGGTCTCCGTCGCCGCGAACAGCACGATGGTCGTTGAGCTGCCGATCACGCTGACCGCAGGCGACAAGCTGGTCGCTCAGGGTTCGACGGCTTCCGCGCTCTGCGTCACGGTCTACGGGTCGGACGGATGACGTGGGAAACGTTCCCATGCTGCTGCAATCAAGCGCCATGCATCTGCGCTGGCGTGTATAGCAGCATCACGGTCAAATGGACTGGAAAGGTCATATTCTCCCCGCTGCCATGCCGTGAATACTGGAGGAGATGGGTATCGAATCCATCGTCTGGATGCGGACTACCATCGAGGCTTTCCCTAGTCGGGCCCACGACCTACGAGATCCCATCAATCGTCGTTCCTGGATTGAATGTCTCGAGCTGCTTGAGCTATGCCTGCGTCAATCGGCAGTCCGCGATGAACAGGCACTTCGCAAGTTTCACGCCGTTTCCTGGATCTCCTGAGTATTTCGATCCTATCGCTCGTTGCCAATACGACCAGCTCGACAACGTCTTTGGACCGTACCAGCTTGCCTATCGACATCAGGTCACCGTCTTTGGTCCGAACACGAATCCAGGAAGCGGATTGCCTCCATCGCCAAAATGGAGAGTGAGGATA